AGTGTATGCAGACATATCTGTGTCTATCCAATTACCACTCCCATCAAGTGATCCGGGGTTTATAGTTTCATGATAGTAAACTTTAGAAATTTCTACATCATCCTCAAATATTGAATACTTTGTTCTCATACGTATTTCATTGTATGGTTTTCTTATATCGATCCTATCAATAGATCCTTTTTTTGTGAGTGCCATAGGGTAATTCTCCTGAATTAAACTTGTATATTGACAATTTTATTTATGTATTATATACTATATGTAGTTTATAATGTATTATGATTCATCTACGAGACAGTCTCGTCAACAATCTCATCAAGCATGCAGAAGGACAGATAGCAAAACACAAAGCAAATGTAGAAATATATTTTACATATCCCACTGGTATCGGTGAGCATCCTGATGTTATGGGTGCTATTGAAACAGAGTTGAATGAAATATCTAGATACCATGAACAAATCACAATTCTAAAGGAGTATTTTGACGCATGAAAATCTTTTTAGATACAGCAGATACAGAATTAATAAAGAAGTATTATGGAACCGGTCTTATTGACGGTGTTACTACAAACCCTACTCTTATCCGCAAGAGTGGTAGAGACCCAGAGGATGTTTACCAAGAACTAGCAGACTATGGTGTTCGTGACATTAGCATGGAAGTTGTTGGTGATGAGAAGACTATGACAGAGGAGGGTAGAAGACTGCATAGCAAGTATGCATTTCAAAGTAAAAAACTTAGCGTCAATCCTACCACAATCAAAGTTCCTTTATCACCTGATGGTCTAAGGACATGTAGATCACTCGCTCTCGATGGAATCAAAGTGAATGTTACTCTTGTTTTCTCAGCAGCACAGGCAATACTAGCATCAAAAGCAGGAGCAGCATATGTTTCTCCTTTTGTGGGTAGATTGGATGATCAATCTGTCAATGGTATTGGTCTTATAAATCAGATAGCGAGTATATATCGTATGCATGGATCTCAAACACAGGTCCTTTCTGCATCAATACGAAGTGTCCAACATGTGTCAGACTCTTTTCTCAACGGAGCAAACATATGTACAATGCCACCAAGTATTTTTGAGAAGATGTATAATCATATACTCACTGATAAAGGTCTTGACTTATTTGATCGAGACTGGGCACTTGTACAATCAAAATAATGATCGTTAGAAGAGAACGTCCTTGGGGGTGGTATGAAACCATCGTCGAGGACAAAAATTATAAAGTAAAAAGACTTTGGTTCAATCCTAACCAGAGATTATCATTACAGTATCACAATCATAGAACAGAAGACTGGGTTGTAATTCAAGGTAGTGGTATTGTCACACAAAACAGAGTGGAAACTGAATGTAAAGTTGGAGATACTTTTCATATTAATCTAGAGATGAAGCACCGTGCAAAAGGTGGACCTGATGGTTTGATGATTATTGAAACACAACTTGGCATATGTAGAGAAGATGATATTATAAGACTTGAAGATGACTACGGTCGTATTGATAGAGAAACTACATACATGTGCATGAACGAATACGGGACTGAATAATGATACTGATTACTGGTGGTGCCGGTTTTATAGGAAGTAATTTTGTAAATTATATTCAGAGAGTATGTGATGATGAGATTGTTGTCATAGATTCTTTATCATATGCTTCTGATATAAACTTTATTAAAAAAGATACCAAGACTACATTTGTATGGTGTGACATTGCAAATGAAAAACATGTCAATCATATCTTCAAAACATACAAACCAAACAAAGTATTTCATTTTGCTGCTGAGAGTCATGTAGATAATTCGATCAAAAATTATAAACCATTTCTAGAATCAAATGTGATAGGCACTATCAATTTGATGAATGCTTCACTAGAGGTGGGAGTAGAAAAATTTCATCATGTATCTACTGATGAAGTGTATGGTTCTTTAGATTACGATGATGAAGACATATTTACAGAGACCACACCATATGATCCAAGAAATCCATACTCTGCTAGTAAAGCAGCATCAGATTACTTTGTAAAGGCATGGCATAATACATACAAACTTCCTTACCTTATAACAAACTGTTCAAATAATTACGGACCACATCAACATCGAGAGAAACTCATTCCCCTTACCATCAGAAACGCTATGAGAGGTAAGAAAACTTATATGCATAGTGAAGGAAAGTTGATACGTGACTGGTTGTATGTTGAAGATCACTGTCGTGCTATATGGATGTTAGAGGAGCAGGGTATTATGAATGATACTTATAACATTGGTGGTGGTTGTGAACTTGATGTAGAAACTGTAGTCAAAAAAATACTTAATATTCTAGGTAAATCACACAAGTTGATAGGTGTGTCGGATGCAAGACCGGGAGTTGATAAAAGATATGCCATGAGTTATACTAAGTTGTATAACAAAACTGGGTGGAAACCGATCATGAATTTTGATACAGGTCTACAACATACTATTAATTGGTATTTGAATAGATGATTTCTTTATTTGGTCCGGGTTTTGTTGGTGGTAGATTTGCAGAGATGTATCCAACATTCACCCACATTGAGAAAAGAGATGAGAGATGTCCTACACATAAGGATGTTCTATATTTTATTTCGACAACAAATAATTATCATGTACATAATCATATAACATTAGATGTTGATACAAATCTAAAAGTCCTATGTGAGACTTTAGATTTCTGTAGATCAGAAGATATCACATTCAATTTTATATCATCATGGTTCGTATATGGTCAAGGAGGAAATGTTCCTGCTAAAGAGGGAGATCATTGTAATCCTACAGGGTTCTATTCTATCACTAAGCATTGTGCAGAAAATCTAATTAAGTCTTTTGCACAGACCACTGGTATGAAGTATAGAATTCTTAGATTATGTAATGTTATGGGTGTGGGTGATACAAAGGCAAGTAAGAAGAAGAACGCTATTCAATATATGATTAATGAATTAGTAAATGATAGAGATATCAACATATATGATAATGGATCACATCAACGTGACGTCATGCATGTTGATGATGTTTGTCGTGCCATTCATCTTACTATAACTCATGGTGAATTGAATGAAATCTACAACATAGGTTCTGGTAAACCTACAGCAGTTAGACAACTGATTGATACTGCGATAAAATATACTAACACAAAAGGTAAGGTCTATAATATAGAACCACCTGAGTTTCATAACAATGTTCAGACCAGAAATTTCTGGTTGGACACCACTAAATTACAAGACCTTGGTTTTCGTCAAGCAGTCTCTAATGAATCTATCGTACATGAACTATGTCTATAAAAGATAAAGTCTCTAATTTTATATCACAATTGGGAGATGATGGTGAGAATCTATTCCCATATCTCGCTAATAAAGATTGGAAACCCGGCAACAACATCTATTATTCTGGTCCATATTGGGACGAGCAAGAACCTGTTGCTGCAATTACAACCCTTTTGAATGGTAAATGGTTGCCTGCAGGAGAACAGGTCAATAAATTTGAAGCAGAGTTTGGAAAGAGGTTTAAATTTAGATACAACCTTATGGTCAATAGTGGATCATCTGCAAACCTTGTCATGATTGCTGCACTCAAAAAATATTTTGGGTGGCAAGATGGAGATGAAATACTAGTATGTGCATGCGGTTTTCCTACCACTATCAATCCCATCATACAGAACAATCTCAAACCTGTATTTGTAGATATTGATTACACTGATTTGAATTGGGATCTTGAGATGCTAGAATCCAAGATTACCAGTAGAACTAGAGCGTGTTTTTCTTCTCCTGTTCTGGGAAATCCCTATGACTTCGATAAGTTTCTCGAAATTTTGGATATTTATGGACTCGAATACATCGCGGACAACTGTGACTCCCTCGGTAGTAAGTGGAGAGGTCAGTTTCTTACCAAACACGCCGTCGCTGCTTCTTGTTCTTTCTATCCAGCCCATCATATCTCTACTATTGAAGGAGGTATGGTCTCCTCTAATATCGAAGAGATAATCCAGATCGCCAGATCGTATGCTTGGTGGGGAAGAGGATGCTATTGTGTAGGATCCCAAAATAAATTGCCCAACGGTGTCTGTGGGCAAAGATTTGATCGTTGGTTGGAAGGGTACGACCATGATGTCGATCATAAGTATGTCTTCGGAGTTCAAGGATATAACCTCAAACCCGCCGATCTGCAGGGGTCTATCGGTCTTGTACAATTGACTAAGCAGGACGAGATACATCGCATCCGTCGTCTCAACAAAACTCGACTTCATCAAATCTTCTCTAAGATCGATGGTGCGAGGGTTATTGAAGAAAAAGAACATGCTGAGACATCTTGGTTTGGTGTACCTATAGTGTACGAAGGAAATAAAGTCCGACTCGTGAAATATTTAGAGGATAATAAGATACAAACAAGAAACTATTTTGCAGGGAATATTCTTATGCATCCGGGGTATAAACATCTTGAATCATATGCTAACTATCCTAACTCATGTAAGGTGTTGGATAATGTATTTTTCTTAGGATGTTCTCCTGTAATTACAGATCCTATGATAGACTACATAGAGGAGGTAGTTACCAAGTTCAGAAATGAACTTTAGATTCCCACTTTTGGGAAAAAATTTTCCGCCAAAAAATCCTCATTAAGGTTTTTATGAAAACAGCATTAGTACTAGGTGCCGGTGGTTTTATCGGCAGTCACATGGTCAAGAGACTCAAGAAAGAAGGTTAT